CGAGATTGGCGGGGAGACGGTTTGTTAATGGGGTGCTGTCTCCTCGCCTTTTCTTTTCTTGGAGGTCACATGAGTGAGAAGAGCCAGATGATAGCCTTGAGAGTGACGCCCAGTGAGCACAGCTTTGTGGCCTCTGAGGCTAAGAAATTCGGCTGCACAAGCTCAGCGCTCATCAGGGCTTTGATCAAGATCCACTTCGACTCCCGAAAGAATCAAGGCGATTTGGCTCAACGTGTTGAGCGACACTTGGAGACACCACATGATTAACAAGATTACCCTCATTGGGAATCTGGGCAAAGATGCCGAGATGAGACAGACGACCGGCGGCGCTTCATATTGCGCTTTCTCTGTGGCCACCTCAGAGCGGCGCAAGCAAGGAGAGGAATGGGTTGAGGAGACCGAGTGGCACACGGTTAAGGTCTGGGGTATTTCAGCGCCTCGAGCTGCTGAGCTGAAGAAAGGCAACAAGGTATATATCGAGGGCAAGCTGAAGTCATATGAGGTCAATGGTCAACGACGTTGGGAAGTTGTCGCTCACAACTGGAAGAGCCTGATGACCAAGAGTGACCACCTCTTACCTCCTGACCCACCACACCAGACCACATGGAACGCTGTACCCGGGGGATGGTCATGAGTGACCGTTATGAGCGTGATGTGATGACACGCCTTGAAGAGCTCATCGTGCTCGATGCCAGAGAACACGGTAATGAGTTGAGCGCTCAGAGCGTTGAGTTACTCGAGAGAATCAGAGCGGTCCTCAATGCTGAGGAGGCTTTATATCAACAAAAAACAAGCGAGAAAGAGACAACAAGTGGGCGAGCTTAATTCCGTTACTTCCCTTAGCTTCATTTGGCGAGGTGTCAAACTAGAGAAGCCTTATCGTTCAATCATAGAGACTATGAAGCGCGCAGATTCTAGGCAGAGGTGTGAGGCGAGGCTTATGGCTAGGATTATAGATATATTTGAAGAGGAGAGCCCAGATAGGGCAAGGGTCGCTCAGGTGTATGAAGAAAGTGTTACTGAGCACTTGCTGCCTGAAGTCTATCTCTGTTTAGAGGAGTTAGCGATTGCATTCCATGAAGAATATATAAGGTTTATCAGGGAGCTTGAAGACAACTATAAGGAAAGTGGAAAGCCCATAAGACTTAATACAGCCGAAGGCTTAGAGTTAAGCAGAATGGACAAATGTTTAACTGTTGACCCTGACTCTCGCTATCCAGTGATTCTGACAAAGGGCGATGTTGGTGTCTGTCATTATGGCGGCATGTTTAAGAAAATTGCAGACGCTATAGAGATATTGTATGTGTACACAACCCGAGGCTGTGAATATATAGAGTGGGACTCGGTCCCCATAATCGTTGAATATATTGTTAACAAGATTGGCCGTGTGGGACGGGGAAGGTTACACCGCGACTTCCTAAGTGGCGACTATCTCCACCATATAGGAGAACCTAAGTCTCACTGGGTTGCGAGGTCGTTGGGCGATGAGGATTTTTATTCAGTTCCTCCTGTATTGAGAGCTCTATATAAAGACAATAAGACACACAATGTGCGCGCACGCGCACGCGCACGCGTGAAGCAAGATGCCTCCACCAGTCAAGGCTGAAAAGAAAGAGGAGCTTCTCAGCAACCTCAGAGAAGGCATGTCAATTGATGCCGCTTGTGCAATGTCAGGAATTCACAGGTCAACCTTTTACCGCTGGCGCAAAGAAGACCCAGAGTGGTTGGAGCTGAGTGACCACGCGATGAACTTAGCAGAGCCTGTTTTACTTCATAAGCTCAAGAAAGCGGCTGAGCAAGACTGGAGAGCATACGCTTGGATTCTTGAGCGGAGATGGCCTAGACGATGGGGACCGCGTCAAGAGATCGAGCTTAATCACAACCAAGTGAATGACGGAGGCGCGGCTATGGTCGCAGCCATGATCCTCCAGACTGACGAGCGGACTAAACAATTAGAAAAGGAAAGTGATGATGAAGACGCATGACACGACCAAGATCAACGCGGCTCCTGTTCTCGCTCGATGGGCGTTTCAAGACAGGAACCTTGTGAGGCTGCTGAAGCTTCGAGCTGACAAGGGCGGCGCTGGCTCTGAGCTCGCCGCTGAGCTTCACGACATTTACAAAAAGCGACTGGATGAGCTCGAGGTGATGATAAGTAAGGGGGCAAGATGATGGTTCAAATTTGCCTAATGAGAGAGTGGTCAATGCTTCACCACCTATTCAGCGCCACCTATGAGATCGAGGGCGATTGGGTCAAGGTGGCTGAGGAGAGCCAAGATCATGGTTGGCAGCGCTCAACCGTAGACATCATTAACGCTGAAGTTGGGGCAGTGGTTCACAAGCACACCACTGATAAGGATGGGCGTAAAGGTACTACAATATGGCGCGTAACTGAGGAAGGCCTTAAGCTATGGGAGAACCAAGAGAGTTAAGCCTTAACCCACTCCAGCAAGACCTCATCGCGAGGATTAGAAGACAAGATAGGATTATCGCGGCTCGATGTGGTTGGGGTGCTGGCAAAACCTCAGCGCTAGTATTCAGCATCCTCTTTATTGCAAAGTGGCGCGCTGGGAGCTCCTCGCTCTTGGTCACTGACACCAATCCCAGATATAACTCGGTGTTAATGCCTGAAATGGAGAAGTGGCTTGGTCCATTGGGCTGGACCTATAACCACTCTCTGAGGCAGTGGCTAGACCCCACCACAGGCTCGACGGTGTGGTGCCGCTCCTACTTTCGACCCGGCACAAGGGACGCAACACACAACCCGCTTGAGGGTCTTAACATCACCTCTGGGTGCTGCCTCATTGATGAGTGTCAGACGCTCACTGCTGAGGTAGCGCATAAAGCGCTTGGGCGTCTGCGCTCAGGTCCATCGCCCATCATGATCCTTGTGGGCCTTCCTGTGGCTGATGCTTGGTGGTGTGCTATGGCTGAGGGCGCTGGCCTCTCCCCTTTGCTCTACACCTCATACGTCAACAAGGCCCATCTCTCTGACGAGTGGTTTGAGGCTACAGAGCTGCTCCCTAAAGAAGAGCGTGAAGCTATGGTGATGAACAAGCCACGACCTCCCAGCGGCTTGGTCTATTCAGAGTTTGACGCTGAGACGATGGTGATTGATGATTGGTCATACTCGCCAGAGATGAGCGCGAGGATAGCCATTGACTGGGGATTCCGGAAACCATCAGTGCTCATCCTCGCTCATGATGAGCGGCTAAACGCTGACGTGATCTGCGCTGAGCTGAACCCCAATGAGGTCACCATTGAGCAGCTCGCCTTACTGATCCTCGCTATTGCTTGGCCTCGCTCGATTCAGGAGCTGGCGCCAGCTCCTCGCATATGGCTTGATGAGGGTTGCGCCGACAAAGCCGGCAAAGCTCGCAATGATCAAACAGGGGCTTCAGCCTTTCGAGCAATGCGAGCAGCCCCACCCAAAGGTTTAGGGATACCGCTGAGGTCAACCACTGATCCAATCAGGACCGATATTCTCAACGGGGTGCAGAAGCTCAAGCGAGCATTCACGCGGCGTCAGTATCTCATCACTCGTGAAGTCTGGGACGCTGGCGAGCGAGTACCCGGCAACTCAATCAGGAAGGCGCTGCTCTCTTATCAGTGGGAGCGAACCAAGGAACAGCCGAAGAAGGATGGGCGTGAAGACCCACTAGACGCGCTCAGATATGACTGTATTATGTGGCGTTGGGCTGATGACTCCACCGTTGACCGGCGCAACTACCAACCAAGGGCAACGCCTCGATCTCGTAAGGTTCGAGTGGGAGGCTCAAAGGCGAGGAGCTTTTAATGAAAATCTATGATGATGATATTGGTGAGGTGATCCTCATTGACTCGATGGGAGAAGATGCAACGCCAGCTCACGCGGCTCGCGTTAGCTTCGCTCACCTCCACCAAGAGCGCTCTGAGGACGTGAGCGAAAAGGATGAGAAGCTGATCAGGTACTTAGCCACCAATGGTCACACATCTCCTTTTGAGCATATCAGCGCGAGCTTTGAGTTAACGGTTCCTCTCTTCGTTGCTCGCCAGATTATGAGGCATAGGACGTTCAGCTTCAATGAGGTTAGCCGCCGCTACACCTCCAAGGACATCAGCGTTTATCACCCCATCAGCATCAAGCAACAGGCTGTTGATAATCTCCAGTGCTCCTCTAACCTCGAGGTTCAAGAGTCGGTCTATTGTCAGAAGCTCATCGAGGGTGCAGCCTCCACAGCGCTGGCTATTTATCACGAATTGATTAAGCGCGGCGTAGCTCGTGAAACTGCTCGCTCAGTTTTGCCGGTGGCTACCTATACCTCCTTTTGGATGACCGGCAATCTTCACAACTTCATGAAGTTCATCAAGTTGAGGACTTCGCCACATGCTCAACTGGAGACACGCCTAGCGGCTGAAGCTATCCGAGTGCAGCTCCTCGAACGTTACCCGGTCAGCATGTCGGCGCTCACCAATGAATAAACACATCCTCTTGAGGCTTCAGCAGGCTGAGCTCTTAGGCCAGATGTCAACGTGTCCACGCGGTCAAGTCGGGGCTGTGATCTTCGAGCCCTTTAGCTGGGTGGTGGTTGCTGATGGTTATAATGGCCCTCCCAGAGGAGGCGGCGAGCTCTGCGGCGAGGATCACTGTAGGCGTAACCTCTTAGAGATAATCTCTGGCTCGATGACTGAAACGGGCTGCCATCACGCAGAGGCCAACGCCATCGTCAACGCGGCGAGGCGAGGCGCGCCCACTCGAGGTGCTTGGCTTGCAGTTACAAGAGCGCCTTGTTTGAGTTGTGCTAAGATCGTCCATCACGCTGGAATCAAGAGGGTCTTTGTTTTTGCTTCCGAGTCGGAACCAAACTTAAGCGGCGTGAGTTATTTAGAGCAACATCAAGTGAGCGTGGAGTATGTTGAACGAGTCAGAGCAATATAAAGAGCGGTCGCTCACAATTGTGCTTTTAGACTTGGTCAACTCAACTGGCTTTGTTGAGGCCGCTGGCGCTCAACGTGCAGCGCGGTGGTTTCAGTATCACGACAGATTAGCGCGCTCTCTCCTCTATCGCTTCAGCGGCCGAGAGATCGACAGGTCAGACGGTTTCCTCTTCACGTTTGATCGAGTGTTTGACGCGCTCAACTTCGCGCTTTATTACCAACAAACGATTCCACAGAAGACCAGAATAAAAGCGAGGATTGGGATTCATTACGGAAGCGTTGTTGAAGTTCATCAACATGAGCTTTTAGTTTTAGTGGGAGCCAAGCCCATCGAGGTGGAAGGCTTATCTAAAAATATTGCAGCGCGAACTATGAGCCTCGCCCAACCTGACCAAATCCTGATGACCAAGCCAGCGTTCGAGCGAGTCAAGAACCGCTTCGACGTGATGACCCCGAAAGGTACGCGCTACGCTTGTGTAGGGCTTTACCGATATCAAGGCGTCAAAGAAGCTCAGGTCGTGTATGCGGTGGGCTCTGACATCAAAGCGCTTCAGCCTCCACCATCAACCGCTAAGGTCAAGAGGTTGGGTGGACCCAGAAAGGTCAGGTCTCGAATGCGGCACAAATCATTTTTAGAGTGGGCTGAGTTTATCCTGCTCTTTTTATTTTGGTTAGCTCTGGGCTATTTGGTCGCTCACATGTGGCCATACATTAAATTTAAATTCTGGGAGTGGTGGAATGAACAACGATGAAGAAAAAAAAACAAAACGCGGCTGGTGGTTCTCTGTAATCTTTATGGGTTTGGTGATGGGCCTGATTATTTTTTTGGCTCGCGTGGAGATAATCGAAAAGAACCGAGATGTGCTCATCGGGATTCTCGGGATGATCACAGGCTCAATTTCCTCAATGCTTGCGATCGCTTCGGGGCGCGACCCCGCCGAAGTCGATGAGCTCAGAGCAGAGGTAGCCAAGCTCAACGCTGACAGAGCAGCGTTAATTGCTCGCTTGAGAGACGCTAATATTCAGCTTCAGCTTAAAAATGATCATCTATTAGAATTACAATTAGCGATGATAAAAGCGCTCACCAAGCTAGAGGTGAATTTTGTTTCTGAAGAAGTTGAGCTTCATGAACAGGTCAAGGAGTGGTTACCTTCTGTTGAAAAAACAGAATCAAACAGCTAGACTTAACAGAATGATAAGGAGCGCCCATGAATGAGCGTACAACACCCAAACACCTAAGAGCGTCAACGCCTCGCTTTGGCGTCAGGGGCATCACAGGGACTCAGCTAAATGGCGGGGCCTTGTCGGTTGAGTCTAACCCAGAGCTCACCGGCCTCAATTGGGTTCAAGCTGCAGAGGAGATGTTACGCACTGACCCCATCGTCAGACGCTCTTGGCACATGTTGAGACAGACCTTACTGAGCGCTACTTGGCGATTCACTCCGGGGGTTGAGGGTGATCTGGTATCGGAAGAACTCGCCAGATATGCAAACGAAGCGTTTGGCCTTGATGGTCATTCGGGACAAATGGAGAGCTCATGGGAAGAACAACTGAGCTATCTTTTTGAATTTGTTCCTTTAGGTTATCGCTACGCTGAAGAGGTTTATAAAGTTGGTCCTGACTCAACGGGAAAAGTTAAGGTTTGGCTGAGTCATTATGCAGACCGAGAACCAAGCGCTCACAGCCGCTGGTTAAGTCGCGACTCTCAGCACCTCGATGGGGTTCTTCAGAATATGGTTGGATCAGGTAAACAGCCTGAACCTATCCCAGCTAACAAGCTCCTCTTGCTCACGCTCAACCGTACCGGCTCTAACTTCGAGGGCGTTGGAATGTTGCGCCCTGTGTGGTGGTGGTGGCGAACCAAACAGCGCGTCTCAAACCTCATGTGCGTAGGTCTGGATCGTTGGGCTGTCCCGACTCCCAAGGTAGTGGTTGACCGCTCGACCGCTGAGCAAATCGGGCTCACTGATGGCGATATTGACGCGATGATCAACGACGCTGAAGCTCAGGCTCAAGCGTTCATTTCATCAGAGCAGAGCTACCTTGTTGAGAACTCAGCGGTTAAATTTGAGACTTATGCGGCTCAGCCTAATCTTTATGCTGATGGCCCAATCAATATCATTGCTAAATGTGATAGCCAGATTGCAGCGGCCTTCCTCGCTCAGTTCGCTGATTTGGGCCAGACTGAAACCGGCGCTCGATCAGTGGGAGAAATTCACCTCTCGGTATTTAGGCGAGCTGCAATTAACCTTTGTGACTTGGTGGCTGCTCAGGTGAGCGGTCCTGACCGTAGAGGCGGCGGCACGATTGGCCGGCTCATTCGTTGGAACTATGGAGCGGTGGACCCTTCTAAACTTCCTCGCCTCACTCACACTGGCCTTGATACTGATGAGCTGGCTGAGTCCCTCATGACTCTGCCCAACTTGGTCACAGCTGGCCTCATCACTCCAGACGATGAGCTGGAGCGCGTGATCAGAGCCAAGATTGGTGCCGGTGATTTGCCAGAGGATGCTCAGCGAGCGCAGGCGGCGCGTGTTCCTTCTGCTGGTGGTGGTGTGTCTGCTCTTGCTGAGACTCTGATTAGGAGGCGGCGAAATGGTTAAGGCGATCAAGAAGAGGACCAAGGCGCAAACACCAGCCAAGCCTCAAGAGCGCATCAGAGGAAGCAAGGCCAATCCAGAAGGGTCAGCCAGCGGCTCACGCGGCGGCATTGAGATTGGTGAGCGAGCACAGAAGGCTCTTGAGAATATGAGGGATAGCCACAATGAACGGTACACGAACGCTCAGCGCCAAGTTAATATGGGTCAGCTTAAAGCTGTGTATCGTCGTGGCGCTGGCGCTTTCTCTGTTAGTCACCGGCCTGGTATGACTCGAAACGGTTGGGCGCTGGCTCGCGTTCGAGCGTTCCTCAAACTGGTGGGTAAGGGTGAGCGCAAGAAAGCTTATACCGGTGACCTTGACCTCTTGCCTGATGATCACCCATCCAAGCCAGCAGCTGAGAAGAAGACTGAGCTGAATCTGAAGCGATACGATCACATTGATTTCACTCCACCCAAAGGAGCGCAAGA